CTCATGTCTCCTAATCTTTGACACCATTCGTATGCCATTTGTACAATCAATCCAATGTTTCTATATTTAAAATCAGAATAAGCTAAATCTAAAAACTTCTTGACATCTTGCTTTGTCCACACAACTTTTCTTGGTTGAGGTGTTCTTCTTTTTATATTTGAAAAAGGATTAACCTCAGTATACTCCATGTGTATGGCATAATTAAAAATAATTCTTGTAACAGACATCACATGGTTTGCCATATGAATGCCTTTTTCACACCATTTTTCGTAGCACAACTTAGCAATCTTTGTAGTGATATCAGAAAAGTTGATACTGCCTAAAGTTTTAGCAGTACCAACCTCTGTGTTTATCGCTACATCAAGAAAGTATTTATATTGTACTTTAGTTTCATCACGTAAGTTGTTGAAATCATACGATAAATAGTATTCTTGTAGTAACTTATTTAGTTTCATTTTAGCTCCACTTCCACTACAAATTCTTCAATAACAGAGTGATCTCCCTCTTCTCCATTTTTGTAGTTTTCTTCTGCCTCTTGTTTGTTTTTAGCCTCAACAAGATATTGTTTTTCTATAGTTCCACTAACTGTAACTAAATATGTTTTCATAATTAACTCCCTAACTTCCAATTAGTGTTTGATCTGCCTAATCCAAAGTTGCTCAACATATCTCCTCTAGCATGGTGAAAGCCTCTTTTCAGAGACTTTCTTTGCTTAGATTGAGATAAGTGCATATGCTTCTTTTTGTGTCTATTGATAGCATATTTTCTTTTGAAGATCGCTTTCATTATGCTGCCAACAATGATTGAAACTGAGGTGTGGATATCCACTTAGCAACTTGTTGCTCTCTCTTCCACATAGTCTCAGCTTGAGTATCAAAACCAGTCTCTCTGATCTTGAAACCATTTCTCTCATCAGCATACGATGCATAGTTAGTGAATGCAGAGTAAAGAGCAAACACATTCTTGCCACGCTTGGTTATCTCTTCACAAGCTAGAGCATACATCTTCTTAGCCAATGTCTCTGACTTGATGATACTCGCTAGGAATGTCTTGCCATCTACATTGAGTGGTGTATCTGCCCACTTCTGCAGTCTGTTACAACTATTGTCAAAGGTAAGCCTAGCCTCTTTTACTTCATTGATATAGTTTGCTAATACAAACCCACTCGTATTCTTACGTTTGATGGATTCGTATGAACCTGTAATCAATCCGTTGGTACAGTAGAAATCAATACCACCTGTGTATACTTGATTAGAACAAGAACCATCTACACCATGAAGAGCGACAAGACGCTCATTGATCTTGGTCTGATGTTTGCTAGTCGTTATCGTAAACTCAACATTAGGCAACTTGATATCCAAGAGAGCAAAGGCTTTGTTTCTAGCAGTTTGTATCTTAACTACTGCACCTTCTAACTCGTGAGGAAGTCTGTTGTCTTGTGTTGCTTTTTTGATCCCATTGAAAAAGTCAATGTGATTGGCTGCCTTGAACTTGCTACCTACGATGCCTATGACATCTCCAGTAACAGAGTTGTGGACATATTTTTTACCTGACATTTTAGTTGGTGAATACCTAATCTTAAAGTCAAGGTCTGTTCCCTCTAAATCAAATAGAGGATTTGTTACAAAGTCTAATGGCATAATAATATCTCCTTTCTCCATTGTTGTTTGTAATTACGTTATTATTCCGAAGTATCCTGCGATAAATGATAATGCAGATACTCCAAGTATAATCCATATTATATCTTCGTTATTAAACATATTATTCTTTCCTATACTCTATAATAATCCACGCTATTAGCATGGGTATAAACAATATAACATATAGTATATAAGCAAGCCAAGAATAAACATTATTTTGTTTAGAATATTCTTCCCAATCTAATATGTATTCTTGCTTTTCTTTTTTATTCTTTTTCATTTAGTTCTTCAAAATGTTTAACTAACATATCTAAACCATAGCACACACCTCTATGCTCTGCTTTTGTGTGGCTATCATTTACCCACTCGTCATCAGCTTTGATGTCTGCAACTGCATTTTTTAATCGTTCTAATGTAATCATGATAATAACTCCTTTGCTACTTGAAATACTGCATATGCATACAGTATTATTATTATTAATTTTAACGTCTTGTTGAATGAATCATCAGACATAACTTCCCAATGGGGTTTAACTTTTTTAGGCATCTTTCTTTTCCTTTTTAATAAACCTATAATCTCTATACCTGTTAGAATAATTATGTTCGCACTTAGGTAATTCTAACTTAAATACTTCAGATAAAAAATATTCCAATCCATCAAGTTCTATAAGTTTATGATACTCTAATGGAATGCTATCTCTTATGTCATTATTTAAGTCTTTAAGATTATTAATATTTTTAAGTAATCTTTCTTTTTGTACTTCAGTTATTTTTATATTCATGTTATTTCCTTTCTTAGTTGTAAACAAAATATCCTTTTTCATAATTATCAGACTTTATTTTTTTTGGGAGCAGCATCTCACCTAGTATGTGAGCAACCACATCAACTGTCCAACCATTACCAATCATCTTGTATCGTTGTGTCTTTGATACACCTTCTGTGTAATTGTCAGGCAGAGTCTGTAATCTCTCGCACTCGATAGGTGTTAACTTTCTCCATGTCATACCTTCTACCACGATATTATCTTTTTGTACAGTAGTTAGACAGTTAGTCTTGTCATCACCTCGTACTTCTATCTGTGGTGTGAGAGGTAAGTTCATCTGATAATCTTTGCGAACACCATTCTCATCAAGCCTACGATTAACAATGCGACCACCTTTAGCTGAATACGTGGCAACCTTTGGTTCTCTGTTACCACCTTGCATAGTGAGTAACGTAGGTGCTTTGCCATTCATGTGATACACTCGCTTGGCTTGACCATGTTTGTAATGTGCATACTTATCAGCATAGCCTACCTCTACTAATCTATCGACAATCGTCATGCCATTGTTACCTGCACCTTTGTGCATGGTGGCAGTAGTACATAAGGCTTTCTGATCTACTGACCGATGATGCCTAGCATTGCGTTCATTGATAGGAACAGGTGGCTCATCATGATCTTCTTGCAGTATATCTTTTAACACTAAGCCTTTGTCTTCCATAGGTGGTATGATTATCTGTTCATACTTGCCATTGATTAGCACACCAAACCAATAGTTTCTCCATCTGTTTTGTGGAGATAGACTGCTTGAGTTTAGTAACTGTGGTGGAAATCCCATGTGTTCTGTAATCACATCTTCAAACTGTTTCTTCATTCGTACATTCTCAAGCAATACATATTTTGGTTTTAACTCATTCATAATTCTTATGAACTCAAAGAATAACTTAGAACGTGGATCATCAAATGCCAACTGATCTCCCGCAAAAGAAAATCCCTGACATGGCGAGCCACCCATAAGTAAATCTATCTTGGGAAATTTATTATGTTTCCAAAACTTTAATATGTCTTGCACATCTCCTAAGTGTAATGTGTTGGGAAAGTTCTTTCGTGCTATTTCTATAGCATACTTGTCAATCTCTGATGCATAATAATTATCCACAGATACATTGGCACGTTCTAAGGCAAGTTGCCCACATGACATGCCATCAAATAAACTTAATACATTCATACTATACCTCCAATCTGTAATGTTTATTTGTTTGTCCATGCTCTACAATTAGATAAGCAGAGGATGGTGGTCTATCTTTGTAAACATGATTGTTAGGAAACTTTATGCCTACTAAAAGATATCCCATGTGACGAGCAGTATACTCTAACTCCTCGAAACTAGTTTTTCTGGTGTGTACAAACTCGTAGAACACATCCTTTAATTTTAATGAATTTAAAACTTTCATGTCTTTAACTCCTCTAATGGTTTTAAATTAAATGCACCCAATTCCCCACACGCTACATCAGACTCCAATTGCCTTAGTAATATTCTGTATGCATCTTTCTCTGAGTTTGCGTATATAACGTCACAATACGTGACAATATATGGTTTACCTTCCATTACTTAATCTCCATCTTTGCAGTTGTAGGCATACACCCCACGTGGAGTATATGTGATTTATTGATTCTAGGTCGTATGATAGTATATATGCTCTTATCAATACTCTCTTTGTTATTGTTATAATGTGCATAACATGCTTGTTCTGTTTCAAAGAACTTTTTCTCTGCTATATGCTGCAGAGTGCGATCTTCTGCCATAAACAATACATACAATACCCAAGTCATTTTGCCCTCGGTAATCTTTGATGTGTGCCTCTCCAATGTAACTTGTCCATACAAGTTAATTTATTATTAAGTCTATTCAACTGAGTTGCTAGTCTCATATATTTTATGTACCATTTTCTTAGGTCAGGACAAAGACCTTTATCTACTTTGTAGAAAGGTATCCTACCTACATCTATAGTTCGTAAAGATAATTCATCATTACCAGTTTCCATATCTTCTACATATAAATTTAAAGCATCTGTAATCAAATCTAACTCCTCTTGACTTACAGTTAGCTTTATATTTTTAATTACAATATTTGATTTAGCCATCAAAATCTCCTCTCATCTTTTAATCTTTTGATTGAACATTTAAAGCAGTACAGAAACTTGTGAAACATATACATTTCACTAGCTCTGCACTCCTTGCCACACTCTTTGCACTTAGCATTTACTGTGTTGTCTAAGATAATACTCATACCTTATCCACATATACACGTAAACACTTAGACTTGCCGATAGGTTGACCGAACTCATACTTCTTCCAACCTTCTGTCTTCTTAGTCTCGTCATCAAGATACTGACCTTTGACACGTATCTTGTAACTCTCTTTGTTGAGATACTTCTTGAGCATTCTAACAAAGATTTTACCTATTTGTTTGTTAGGTATATCACAGAACATATAACGCCAACCTTTAGGCTCTTGTTCTTGGATTAGCTTGTGAATAAATTTATCCTTCTCTTCAATCAAGCCTTCAAGTCTAGCCACCTTGTCATGATGCTCCTCTGTCTGTTTGACAATCTTACGTAGTAAATGCTCGATGTAGTGATCACCAAGTCTGATGTAATCTTGTCTACCTTTTGACCAAACTTTGTAATTAAGAACATCGTTTATGTCGCATGGTCTTTTTCTCTCTGATAATGAGTCTACCATATCGTAGACTGCGTCTAAAGTTAAATTTCTCATAATAATTCCTTTCTGTATATGAGAGGTAGGACACGTGATTGTATCCTACCATAGTTAATATTATAATGCAGTAACCACAGAGTCACTAGGAAACCATCTCTTTGCAGTAGATGTGCCAATCTTGTAAGTCTGTGATCCACTTGAATTGATATCCTTCATTAGATAAGGAAACTTTGGTGCTTTTGTGTTGTATCCACATAGCTTGAACTCCCTCGTTCCCTCTTTCCATGTCTTGTTAATATCAATATCATCCAAGTCAGCAAAAGATTTTAGCTGCTTTTCTTCTCTAGTCTTAGCACCTTTTACTCTTACATTAAGTTTGAACGTAGCATTTGATCCATCTCTTTCGTAGGTACAACTGCCTAATTCAAAGTGATACATGGTAGACATAATCATTTGATTATGACCTCTCATGTCTTGTAGTGCCTTATCTATAAACTCTCTAAGTGTCTTCAGAGTCTGCTTGTTGTTTAATTCCATGATAACCTCCTTTCATGTTATTGGTTGATGGAATTGTATTATCCCTCTTGCGACTATACTTCTTCTTGTTAGGCACAATCTGTTTTCTCTTGCGATTGTGTGCCATAGCCTTTGCAACAGGATTAATTCTTTTTATCATTACGTAAATCTCTCTCAAAGTTTTTAATGCTCTCGTTTAACTCCATAGCTAAATCTAGACCATCTAAAACACCTAAGTATCTTTCTTTACTTAACTTACCAAACTTCTCACAATGCCTAACATATAAACTTCTAAGTCTATCCATCTTTTGGAAATGTGTTAACTTGTTAGTCATTTTTTACCAACTTGGTAAGTTTTTTAAATGCATTCGCTTGTACGTTTGTGTAATTACTTTGTATAAATACTAAAGTAAAGTCCTCAAAGTCTAGCGATCTCATGTTTGATACCTTGCATAAACGCTGATGCAAATCAAACATATTTAATAAATCATCTACTGTTGTCATGCCACTCTCCAATTATCTAAATCTCGTACAACAAATCCACTTGTATCATTTTTAGCTTTGCCTTTGGCAGATAGCCAAACCACAACACCTTTTGGATCAAGGAATCGTAAGTCATCTTTGTCTCCATCAATACAATCTAAACCTCTGAACTTCTTAGGCATAGGTAAGGTGGACACAACTGCCATGTTTGTACATGTGTCAATAACTGCTCGATATATCTTGTGAGCATAATCCATGTCAGCCTCACTATATGATAAGGTAAGATGGTAATTAGGTGGTAACTTCTTGTACACTCGCTTGTATGTCTTGGTGTAATCATAGAACTGTATGTCATAGAAGTCATACATAAGGTTAGTTCGCTCAAACAATATGTCACTCGTACCATTAGGTCTAGCACATGGTTTTACTTTGTTTTTGTGCATTCTGCGTCTAAACATATGCATGTCATGATACATGTAGTCCATGAACTTGAACTTGTCTGTAAGATACAAGTCTGTCTTACGTTGCCTAGCCTTTTGTACAGTATTAAATACACCTCGCCCTGCAGTATTTAGGCAAGGATCTTTACACTTTGCCACATCTTGAAAGGGACATATCTTGGTGTTCTTTGGGAATAAATGCATGATGGCAGTCATATATTCTGATCCATCACCTTTTACAATCTTGGTATTACTCCCCACTCCAAATAATTTATAACTCATAAATACCTCCTATATATAAATTCTTGGTTTATCTTCATGCATTTCTAGTCGTACTGCATACCTCATATTCTTATCGATAGGCTTGTACTGACTCATGTCAGAGAACTTCTGCACCATAAAGAAGTCATCTGTGTGAGGATTATACCTCACTCTTCTCCATAGCATTTTCTTTGCATAGTCTGAAGACAAGTCATCTGTTATAAGACCACGAACAAAGGCATGGACATTCTTCTGCCCACTCTCCCTTACACGTTTTTGTCCACTTGGCTGCACAACAAACTCTGCATCTATTATCTCTGCATACCTTACGTGTGTAAACACTTTACCTTTGTGTTCCCCTTCCAAAGCTCGTACACTATACTTTTTCTTGGGGATATTCCAATATAATTCAACTCTCATAATTTTCTCCTTTTTTTAACAAGTTGGTAAGAATTATTTCCATGATGGATCACATATTGCAATCCAAGCAAAGCCAACACCTGATATAGCCAAACTGATAGTAATTAGCTCTCGCATATAAAAGGGATTAAACAACTCCCTTGTTATATCCCAAAATGTATAGCTTGTTAATATACAACATAATCCAAATATTGTAATTAAAGTTCTAGCGAATATTATCATTTACTTCTCCTTTTTTAATATCGTTGAAATCTTATAAATGGTTTACCTTCCTCACAATCTTCTGCAAAGTTCTTGCAAGTCTGAATAAAGCAATCATTACATAAAGGAAAACCTATTTTAAATCTTCCATATTCTGTTTCCCCAAAGGCATAACATGTTACTTTACTGTTTCCCTTGTAATTGCTAAGACAACCACAATCAGCACATTTATTTCTCTTTTCCATCTATTTCTCCTTTTTTAACAAGTTGGTAAGAATTAATAATATTATGCAATTTCCATGCCAAAAACGATAGTTGACAAAAATAAATCACTCCTCAATCGTGGCACGTAATTTAGCCAAAGCCTCGTCAAGTTCGGTCTGCTCCTTCTGTTTGGTATTTACATAGTCTGCCTTCTGATCAATAGAATGCCAATCAAACTCATGCCTTGATGTATGTTTGGCAAGTCTTGACATAGACGATTGTAATTTACCACGTGTAATATGCACACGTATACCATTATCCCAATAGTATGTATTTTTAGCCATTGCTCACTCCTATATAAAATTTACTCGTCACTCCTCACTCCTCACTCCCCACTGTGATAGTAGTGACAAAAAAAAATAAAGAGAGTGAAATAAATCACTCTCAATATTTAACAAGTTGTTAAGAATTACTTGCAACTAATTGCATATCCTTCGCAACTTCAATGTCATGTAATTGCTTAGATTGTTGATCATTTAAAGATTTTTCTGCATTATTTTTAGATTGATTATTTGCAATTGCTTCAACTAACTTAACAGTTGAAATATCAAACTTTTTAGTAGTTGAATTGAAAAAATCAGTAATGACTTCATCTAAGGTTTTTTCTGCAGGTGGAACATTTAAAAGACTTCCTAAACCTCTTATTGTATCAGCTTTAAAAGGTTTTTTCTTATCCTTACAATCTTTAATTTTAGCTTCAACAACTTTAACAGAATGTTCAGCATTTTTGCCTAGTTTACGCATTGCACTCTTATGATTAGGAGTACATTTTTTAACAACTTGGTAAAAATCTTTACCTTGTTTCTGCAACTCCTCATCTATTGCCTTAGAAACTCCCTTATCTAAATTCTTATCTTTTATCTTTTTTTCTGCAATGTAAAACATATTAGAAAACCAAATAAAATCTTTGTAAATATCTTGAATAAGAGTGTTACTTGATTTTAAAAAGTTGTTTTCTTTATTAACTAACTTTTCTACATTTTTATAATTTACATTTATCATTTATTTTCTCCTATAATTAAATTAAAATGTATTAATCATCTTGCAATTGTTATGCCAAAACTTAACAACTTGGTAAGAATTTTTAACAACTTGGTAAGAATTAAACATAACATAGTAGTAATATGCAATTATCATGCCAAGTTTTATAAGTGTCAAATTATTGACAATACGAAATATTGACACTCCCAACTGTCAAAATTTTGACAGTGATAGTAGCAAGAATCGTGCCAAAAATGACCATAAAAAAATATATGCTCCTATTTTTCATTTTGGCATGAAATTTGCTAATGCAAGATTTGTGCCAAGTTACATAAAGAAAACTGATACAATATCAGTTACTTAACAATAAAAAATGTAATAAAATCAATACATTATTTTTAACAACTTGGTAAAAATTATTTTTTTGCGTCAATCTTGCCAAAAAACTATCATTTTTTTGCTATGCCATGCGTCAGCCATACCCCGTACACCACGTTGTATCATGTAGAAATACACAGATTAGAAAAATCAAGTGTTAACCACTAAAATAACTGTTAATATATTTTTTAAAAGTATATGAATAAGAGCAGCCGGGCAAACATTTTAACTGTATTGACAAATTAATAAAAATATGGTACAATTAGGTACATTTAAAATGTTAACATTTATAATGTTATATACATTTAATATATAATAACATTTATAATGTGTCTTATCCTGACAACCCCCTACGTAAATATACATTGAACTTGACAATGAGGAAAAAATCCGTAAAACTATATACAGATAATGTGCTTAAAACATTTTATCGTGCTGTCCGTACTAATAAATTAGATAAATTACATATCCCCCATAGTGATGTTTACTACGTAAGAGCAGCAGTAGAGGCTCGTAGTGGACAAAAGTTTTCGTTAGCACACGTAGAAAGGATAATGAAAGAAGAGGGATGGAAAGATACGTAAATGTACGAACTATTTGTGTTAGCTTGTCTGATGCATCAGCCTGATATGTGTGTAACACTCAAAGATTTATATAGTCCACATCCAACTCATGACAAATGTTTATCAAGAGCTTACGAAATAGCACAAGGTATGCCCATACATATGCCAATGTATTTCCCTAAAAGTTATAAATGCTTGGATATGGCTATAGAAAGTGAAAAATTAAACACAAAATGGCAGCTAAAAAGCGAAAAAAAGGTGGATTAAAAGGTTTTACCCAAAAAAGTGGGGATATGAGACCTACAAAATCAGGTGCAGGTATGACTGCAAAGGGTGTAGCTAAATATAGAAGGCAAAATCCGGGAAGTAAACTAAAAACAGCAGTAACTGAGAAGAAACCAACAGGAAAAAGAGCAGCAAGACGTAAATCTTTCTGTGCTAGAAGTGCAGGACAGATGAAAAAGTTTCCAAAAGCTGCGAAAAATCCAAATAGTAGATTAAGACAAGCGAGAAGAAGGTGGAGGTGTTAATGAAATTAGGCGAAGCTAAAAAAATATTAGAAAATTCTGAAAAACATAGCAATAGATTAGTTGAAGAAGCTAAAGAAGTTGTTGAAAGATTTTCACAAAGAGGAGAAAAGCCGATGAAGCAAGAAATAGAGCTTAAAAGAGGTGGTAAAGTTCAAATGGCATATGGTGGTACTGTGATGGGCAAACGTCATATGTATGTGGCAGGAGGTTCTGTTAAAATGAATCCGGGATTAAGGGCATTACGTAAATCCAGCCCTGAAGCATTTGCAAAAATTACAAAAGGCAAAAAGGTAACTACATGACAAAGCCAAATTTTAAAAACTTTTCTGATGATGATCTACTACAAGTTGTCAAAGTTAAGATTGCAAAATCTAAAGATGTAAAAAAAGCAAATCAAATGATATTAAATCAATTTGAAAAGAATTTAAAGTCTGCTCTTCCTACAAAAATATCTAAACCTATATTAAGAAAAGTAAAAGATGGAATGCAGTTTGAAGTTCCTGTAAAAAATAATATAGAAAAAAGTCAAAAGCTAATAAAAAAAGAAATAAAAAGTTTTATCAAAGACATGACAAAACCAACAAAGAGACCTGCCTTAGCTATAATAAGAAGTGATACAAATATAAAGTTAAAATCTCCAACAAAAACAAAATCAGGTGTATCAGACACACGTAAAAGATTCAATGCCGCATTTAAAGCTGCTAGAAGTGCAGGTAAGGCAACATTTACTTTTGGTGGTAAAAAGTATACAACTAAATTAAAAACAGATAAAAAGAAGACATCCTCTTCTTTACCTAAGATGGTAACATTAAGAAGTGGTAAGAAGGGAACAATAGCTCAAAGATTAAAAGAAATAGACAGAGCAAAAGCAAGTAAAAAAATATTGTCCGATATAAGGACATCTGTGAGAGCCAAAAAATAGGAGACTTAAATGGCAAAAAAATCTGATATAACCCTTACTGAGTTAAGAGCGTTAATAAAAGATTTCTATCCCAATCTTAGCATGAAAGAATTTAATGCTTTAACTAAGGGTGGGATGGATGTGAAAAAAGACATGAAAGCGAAAGGCGGGATGTCAATGAAAAAGAAAACAAAATATATGGCTAAAGGTGGAATGAAAAAAACCAAATATATGGCTAAAGGTGGAATGAAGAAAACAAAGTACATGTCAAAGGGAGGCATGAAGAAAACTAAATATATGTCTAGAGGTGGTGCGGCAAGACGTAGATAATGTCTTACCTAATAAGTAACGTTCCACACTTTAAGTGTTGGGTAAGAAAAGAGTTTACTTCTAACCACATGAAGTATCATGGTGAATTTCTCCATGCTATTGCTTTCGCAGTTAATACGATACCAGATAGATCATTAAGTTTCCAAGTTGTCTTTACAGGATGTGACGAAGACGAGAATGTTCATGGTGGTGCAATGTGGGCAAGAATGCCGATACAAGCACTTGTAGCAGATATACCATTAGATGAATGGGCAGAACCAATGGAAGATCATTTGTGTCAACCTTGGGACTGTGAGTCTAGACATCACGCAGTTACAGTTATGGATAGAGTTAGTTCCTCTCCGTGGCTATGTAAAATAGACAATGCTTTTTATACTGCTAAATATTTATTTACTGTAGATTATACAGAGAGTGATATAGCAGATGATCCTGCACAACACAAACAATCACATGTGTTATATTTAACAGATGCAGGTAAATGGACAGGTAATATTGTGGCACTTCCAAATAACAGAGTAAGAGCAACAAGTCCTGCTTTATGGGTAACAGGAGAAGGTGCTCCTGACTTTGCACCATCTCAGTGGTTACACTCTGCAGAAGCTCATGAGTCATATCTTGATCCATATACGACATTCAATAATTTATATTCCGATGGTAGCCAAACTAAAAACAATAAGAAAAAAAATAAGAAGTAAACAAAAGCTAGGTTTCTCAGAAAGAGCTAGAGCAGTAAATAAAGGACTACTACCAAGTGTTGCGAAAAAAAAGAAACTACAAAAAAGAATATAAGAATTACCATAGTAAATCAGAGCAAGTTAAAAATAGACAAAGTAGAAACAAAGCTCGTAGAATACTAAAGAGTAAAGGTGTGATTGTTAAAGGAAAAGATGTTGCACATAGGAATGGTAATCCAAAAGATAATAGGATATCCAATCTTACAGTAAAGTTAGCATCAAAGAATAGGTCTTTTAGCAGAACCCGTAAGTCTAAAAAAAGAAACCCAATGGCATAAATTATGGCAATAAAAAAAGCTAAAAAAACAATTAAAAAAGTAACATCTAAATTAAAAAAAGCTAGTAAAGCTCATGCAAGTCAAGCAAAAGCATTATCTGCTATTAAGTTAAGAAAAGGTGGTAGTACAGTAAACAAAGCAGGTAACTATACTAAACCTACAATGAGAAAAAGAATTTTTAATAGAATTAAAGCAGGTGGCAAAGGAGGTGCTCCGGGTCAGTGGAGTGCTCGTAAAGCTCAGATGTTAGCTTCTGCTTATAAAAAAGCAGGTGGTGGTTACACAAGCTAATGCCTAAGAAAAAGAAAGACCCTAAAGTTGGCACAGGTAAAAAACCGAAAGGATCGGGCAGACGCTTATACACGGATGAAAATCCCAAAGACACAGTTAGTATCAAATTTGCCACACCAGCAGACGCAAGAGCAACAGTTGCAAAAGTTAAAAAGATTAATAAGCCATATGCGAGAAAGATACAGATACTTACAGTTGGTGAGCAAAGGGCAAAAGTAATGGGCAAGACTGAGGTTGTTGCCATATTTAAAAAAGCAAAAGAAAGTTTAAAAAGAGCAAATGAGCGAAAAAAGAAAAAGGTGTAAGACTTGCGAATGTTACGACTGCGATTGCGAAGAATGCTCATGCGATTGTCATCATAATGATCGAGTTCTTACTGATATTCATGATAGACAAACAAATAGTCAATCAGACACAGAGATTTAAAAGTATTGATAGATGTCTGTATTTTGCAGAAAGACTGCACGACCAACCCCAGATACCAACAGAGGATGGAAATAAACGTATAACTGCATATTGTAAACCTGTAAGGAAGTAGGATGTTAGCAGAATTAGCAGCGGCAAATGCTGCCTTCGGTGTTATTAAAAGTTTCATAAGTAACGGAAAGGATTTAGCAAGTTGTGGTAAACAAATTTCTGATTTTGTTTTTGCAAAAGAGAAAATAGAAAAAGAAGTTAGTAAACAAAAAGCTAAAGGAATTGCAGGTGGTGATCTAGAAGAGTTCATGGCTTTAGAGGAGCTAAGACAAAAAGAAGAAGAACTCAAGCAGATAATGATTTATATAGGTAGACCGGGATTGTGGTCAGATTGGCAAAAGTTTCAGGCTCAAGCTAGAAAAGCTAGAAGAGAACAAGAAAGACTAGCACAGAAAAGAAGAGAAGAGATACTTGAATATATAGGTTATAGTATAGCTTTGATAGCTTTATTAGCATTAGGTGGTATGATACTTTTCTTTGTAGGTAAATGGACAGGTAAATTATGATACAGTGGATATTAAACATATTTAAAAAAAGTCAAGGAGACTTATCACAACATAGACTTCATACAACTAAGTATGAAGATTTATGTATGTAAGGATATAACATGGCACTTAAAAAATCTCAGAGGTCTTTAGTTGCTTGGACAAAACAAAAATGGAGAACCAAATCAGGTAAACCTAGTACACAAGGGAGTAAGGCAACTGGTGAACGTTATTTACCTTCGGCAGCGATTAAGGCTCTTTCTCCCAGTGAATATGCCGCCTCTACTGCTGCTAAACGAAAAGCGAAGAGAGCAGGTAAACAGGTATCTAAACAACCCAAAAAGATTGCAAAGAAAACATCAAGATTTCGTAAATTCAGTTAAAGCTAAAGAATTAGAAAGAGCACAAAGGTTACAGGAAAAAATAAACAATGATACAAGCACTAATAGGACCAATAGCAAATCTCGCAGGAACATGGTTTCAAAACAAACTAGAAAAAACAAAAGCAGAAGGTAAGGCAAAAGTAGCAGAAGCAAAAGCAAGAGCCACTGTAGCAGAGAAAGTAGCTACAGGACAAATAGAATGGGAAGGCAAAATGGCTGATGCCACAAATGATTCATGGAAAGATGAATTTGCTTTAGTTGTATTATTAGCTCCTGCGATATTAGTCTTCATTCCGGGAATGAGAGAGTATGTACAAAGTGGATTTGAAGTATTAGCAACGTTACCTGATTGGTATCAATATTTACTGTACATAGCAATATCTGCATCTTTTGGTATTAAAGGTGTAGGTCAAGCAGCAAAAATGCTAAAGAAAAAATAGAGGTTATCATGGCAGAAAAAAAGTCTAAAGTAAAAGCACATAGAGGATTTATACACATTCCTAAAAGAAGAGGACCTAGAAGACCCATAAGAAGAAATCCTGTAAATTTAAAAAATTTAGGATACTTTGGAAGATTACCAAAAGGTATGCAGGATTTATTATTAAGAGGAAGACGCAGACCACCTAGAATACCACCTGACTTCAGACCACAACCTTATCCCATGCCTATAATTAGAAGATCACCTCAAGTACCTATAAATAATGCCACGATTACTCAAATAAATAAAAGTTTAAAACAATTACGAGAAACTGCTAGGGGGAGGGGTCTTAGTATCCCACGATTTCCAATAGGCGATCCTCCACCTAATATTCGCAGAAATCCTCAAAAAATGAAAGAGTTTAGAAGAAAGCAACTAATAAGTCAATTAAGAAGAACTCAAAATTTTATAGACAGGTCTAGTAGACCACGTAAGACGATTTTAGAATCAGCACGTATGGGTAACAGAAGACAAACTGCAGCACCTGTTCAACAAGCAGTAAGAAATCCTAACACAAGAAGAAGAATACCAAACAGATTACGAACAAGAGTACGAACAATGGTAGCTAAAGGTGGAACAGCGAAGAAAAAGAAATGAGTTTGAAAACATTGACATTTTTAAAGTTGTCTGATATAACAAGTAAAATATCTGTATACTTTTGGCACAAACATGTGCAAGAAATCCGTAAACAACAATACAAACAAGGACTCCGACCATGAATATAGATGTGTTAAGAAAAGAAATAGAAGCTGACGAGGGATGTAAATACGAAACTTACCATTGCAGTGAAGGGCATTTGACCGGGGGAATCGGACATTTGATTACTGAGTGGGATGAAGAAGTATATGCAAAACCTATTGGAACACCTATATCTGAGGAACAAGTGAAAGAGTGGTTTGAAAAAGATGTACAAACTGCTATAAATGACTGTCAAGATATATTTAATGATTTTGATTCTTTACCTGAAGACATACAACACGTATTAATAAATATGGCATTCCAACTTGGAGGTCCTCGTTTACGTAAATTCAAAATGATGATCGCTGCCGTAGAGGTAGAAGACTATCGTGAAATGGCTTTGCAGATGGAAGACAGTAGATGGTTTAAGCAAACTCAAAACAGAGCACAACGTTTGATTGACAGAGTTCTTACACATGGAGTTCCAATTGGCTAGAGAATTAACAGATAGACAAAAAAAGTTTTTAGAAGTTTTATTTGATAAAGCAAACGGAGATGTTACACAAGCAAAACTACTTGCAGGGTATTCCGAACATTCTTCGACATCAGATATTGTAAAGTCACTCAAAAAAGAGATTATGGAAGCAACCGAAGCATACATGGCAAGAAATGCACCAAAGGCAGCAGTGGCTATGGTTAGTGGTGTAGATGAACCTACACAGTTAGGCATTAGAGATAAATTATCTGCATCAAAAGAATTACTTGACAGAGTGGGATTAATTAAAACTGAGAAAGTACAAGTAGAAGCGTCAGGTGGTGTTATGTTGTTACCACCAAAGAAGAAGTAATGGATAGAAGTTTAGGAAAGTGGAAGTTACCACAACCAACAGATTTAAAAGACGAAGAAGAAAAAGAGTGGATACAAATACCACGGATAGCTAGAACAATACCTTTTGGTTACGTGATAAACAAAGAAGACTCTGAATTACTTGATCCTGTACCTTACGAGTTAGAAGCGTTAGATTTAGCAAGGAAACATGTGAAACAGTTTTCTTATCGTGAAGTAGCTAATTGGCTAACAACTAAGACAGGTAGAAATATATCTCACGTAGGATTAAGAAAAAGATTAATGCATGAGCAACAACGTAAGAACAAGGCTAGAACTCTTAGAAAATGGTCCGAATATGCCGAAAAGGCAATCCAAAAAGCGAAAACCATCGAAGAAAGTAGAGTCGGAGCAAAAGCCTAAGGTATTAGAAGAGGTAGAAAGTATACCTGTTGAAGAACAGAATATTGTTTTTCAACCTAATGAAGGACCTCAAACAGAGTTTCTTGCGTCACCTGAGAGAGAAGTCTTATATGGTGGTAGTGCAGGTGGTGGTAAATCATATGCTATGTTGGCAGACCCACTACGATATATGAATCATCCACAGTTTAGTGGATTATTATTAAGACATACCACAGAAGAATTAAGAGAACTTGTGTGGAAGTCAAGAGAGTTATACCCTCTCATATACAAAGGCATCAAGTGGTCAGAACGAAAGATGCAATGGGTAGCACCATCAGGTGCAAGACTATGGATGTCATACCTAGATCGTGATGATGATGTTCTAAGATATCAAGGTTTAGCATTTAGTTGGATAGGCTTTGATGAATTAACACAGTGGGCAACACCATTTGCTTGGAACTACATGAGATCAAGATTACGTTCTACTGCTCCTGATTTACCTGTGTACATGAGAGCAACAACAAACCCCGGAGGTCCGGGACATCAATGGGTTAAAAAGATGTTTATTGACCCAGCACCATACGGAAGAGCATTTGATGCCACAAACATTGAAACAGGAAAGGTTCTTAAATATCCTGACGGACACGAGAAAGCAGGTCAGTCATTATTTAAAAGAAGATTCATACCTGCTCGATTATCTGATAATCCGTATTTGTCAAGTCAAGGAGACTACGAAGCAATGCTTCTTTCCTTACCTGAACACCAACGTAAACAATTGCTTGAAGGCGATTGGGATATTAAAGAAGGTGCTGCTTTTACTGAGTTTAACAGGGATATTCATGTTGTTGAACCTTTTGACATTCCAAGAAATTGGGTTAAGTTTCGTGCATGTGATTATGGTTATGGGTCTTATAGTGCTGTGTTGTGGTTTGCTGTTAGCCCAGATGAGCAACTTATATTATATAGAGAGTTATATGTTTCTAAAGTCCTTGCCACAGATTTGGCAGAAATGGTACTAGACTTAGAGCATGAAGATGGTAATATAAAGTATGGTGTTCTAGATAGTTCTCTTTGGCATAAACGTGGAGATACAGGACCTTCACTAGCAGAACAAATGATACAAAGAGGATGTCGTTGGAGACCATCAGATAGAAGTAGAGGTAGTCGTGTGGCAGGTAAAAACGAAATACATAGAAGATTACAAGTAGACGAGTTTACAGATAATCCAAGAATGGTATTTTTTAATACTTGTACAAATACAATATCACAGATACCTGCGATACCTCTAGATAAAAAGAATCCAGAAGATGTGGATACAAGAGCAGAAGACCATATCTATGACGCTTTAAGATATGGAGTAATGACTAGACCTAGATTTAGTATATTTGATTATGATCCTATGGGTAGACCTTCACAAGGTATGCCTGTAGCAGATGCAACGTTTGGATATTAATATGGCTGAAGAAGATATTCCTGTAGAAATAGAATCAGTATCTTTAGAAGATACTGATGACACTGTAGAAGCAGATGCAGGTGCAAATAATATAATACCTTTTATAATGGAAAAGTATTATCGTGCAGATGATTATCGTGAACAAGATGAACAACGATGGTTGAGAGCGTATAGAAACTATAGAGGCTTGTATGGTTCAGATGTGCAATTTACTGAAGCAGAGAAGTCTAGAGTATTTATAAAAGTTACAAAGACAAAAACGTTAGCGGCATATGGACAAATTGTTGATGTGTTGTTTGCTAACAATAAGTTTCCGTTGAGTATTGAGCCAACGGAGTTACCTGAAGGAGTAGCAAAAGATGTTTCGTTTGACCCCCAAGAACCTGAAGAAATTGCCAATAAAACTATGGAATCGCCTTATGGATTTCGTGGCGATGGTAACGATTTACCTAAGGGAGCGACTGAGAGAAGTCTACAAGAAAAGCTCGGACCTTTGCAAGAAAAGTTATCAGAGGTTGAAAGTCTTAAAGAGGAAACTGGTAAAACGCCTACTGCCATAACTTTTAGTCCTGCCATGATTGCAGCGAAAGCTATGGAAAAAAAGATAATGGATCAGCTAGAAGAGTCAGGAGCAAATAAATCTTTAAGAAGCACTGCATTTGAGATGTCTTTATTTGGCACAGGTGTCATGAAAGGACCCTTTGCAGTAGACAAAGAATACCCTAGTTGGGGTGATGATGGTGAATATGATCCTTCATTCAAAACAATACCTCAAGTTTCTCATGTTTCTGTGTGGAATTTTTATCCTGATCCTGATGCAACAAACATGGATGATGCACAATATGTAATTGAAAGACATAAAATGTCTAGATCACAGTTACGTTCATTAAAGAAGAGACCACACTTTAGACCACAAGTTATAGAAGAAGCTATAGAGGCAGGTGAAAACTATAGCAAAAAGTCTTGGGAAGATGATTTAGCAGATTATGCACCTGAAAATCATATAGAAAGATATGAAGTATTAGAATATTGGGGTAATTGTGATGTAGACATGTTATTGCAACAAGACATTGAGATACCTAAAGAATTACAAAAGTTAGATGAAATACAAGTTAATGTATGGATATGTAATGGTAAACTTATTAGAATGGTTATTAATCCGTTCAAACCTGCAAGAATACCTTATGTAGCAGCACCATACGAATTAAATCCATATTCATTCTTCGGTGTGGGTATCGCAGAAAACATGGATGATACACAGACATTAATGAATGGCTTTATGAGAATGGCAGTAGATAATGCAGTATTATCAGGCAATTTATTAATAGAGGTAGATGAAACTAATTTAGTTCCGGGTCAAGATTTATCTGTATATCCCGGAAAAGTATTTAGAAGACAGGGTGGAGCACCCGGACAAGCTATCTTTGGAACTAAGTTCCCTAATGTAGCAGGAGAAAATTTACAACTGTTTGACAAAGCAAGACAGTTAGCAGATGAAAGCACAGGCTTACCATCCTTTGCTCATGGACAAACAGGTATAACAGGTGTGGGTAGAACTGCATCAGGCATATCTATGTTAATGAATGCTGCGAGTGGTAGTATAAAAACTGTTATTAAAAATGTTGATGACTATTTATTAAAGCCATTAGGAGAAGGCTTATTTAAATTTAACATGCAGTTTGATTATGATCCTAATATAAAAGGTGATTTAGAAGTAAAAGCTCGTGGTACAGAAAGTCTCATGGCTAACGAAGTTAGATCACAAAGACTGATGCAATTCTTACAAGTATCATCTAATCCTGCATTAGCACCTTTTGCTAAGTTTCAATATATAATACGTGAGATAGCAAAAGCTATGGATTTAGACCCCGATAAAGTTACAAACAATATGGATGAGGCAGCATTACAAGCAGAACTCATGAAAGATTTTAGAGCACCCCAACAAGAGCAAGCTCAACCACAAGCACCTGCAGGGATAGACCCAAACGATCCTACAGGATCAGGTGGAGGAACAATAGGTACAGGAATAGCACCTACACCTCAAGAGCAAGGATTTACAGGAAGGTCACAAGTTGGAGAACAACCACAAGCAAATACTCAGCCGACTCAAGATATTGGTCAACAACCCCAAGTTAATCAACAACTTCAATGATTACTTAGATTATAAAATAGAAGAGCAACATAAAATAATGGAACAATCAGATGATTCCATATCTATACATAGATCACAAGGTTATGTGATGGCATTGAAAAGATTAAAACTATTAAGAGATGAGGTCAATGCAGAATAGTTTAAACAATCAAATGGATACTTTGTTTAAGCCTAGTAATGTTCAAACGCTAGACGAAACTGTAGATGATTTTAAAGAAATTGGAACAGGATTATTAACAGGAACTTTAGCGATTCCCTCTGACGTAGTAACAGGTGCAGAAACTGTTAACACTTTTTTAGCTGAAAACTCTTATAGTCCTTTGGCAATGTTAATAAAAGATAATCTGCAAGAGTTTGAAAAAGAGTATGGAAGAAAAGCATTTGATCAAGGATTTGAAGAAATAACAGGAATAAAGTCTGATCCTACAAATATTAATCAGCTTGTCGGTGAAGTGTTATCTCCTACAGGAGCATTCTTAGCACCTGCCAAATTATTTGATAAATTGTCTGATGGTGCTTCTGCATTATATAGTAAGATAAAAAATACTCTATCTAGTAGTGACTTTACAAAAAATGATTTAGTTACTGAGGGAGCATATGTTGATCCTATAATAGCTACTGCAAAAAAAGAAGTAGATATAAATAAACCAAAGATAGATTTAAATGTTATAGGAGAGAACACACCTTTAGGAAAAGAAAGAGCGAGTGCATATAGAACTGCTGAAGCTAAAATGATAAAAGAAGCAGGGGATACACCAACTCTTCAATCTGATATTGATACTATGAAAGTCCCTGCAGAAAAAGCTCCTGAAATAGCATCTTTAAAAAATTATGAAAAGTTGAATCAAGGGCAAAAGGACAAATTATTTCAAGAAACAGGAGTGTACAGAGGCTCAGATGGTAAGTTAAGAGTAAAAATAAATCCTAGTGAAGCAACATTAAAATTAGAAAATTTAGGATTTGCTCAAGATATAGCAGATGGTGTATTAATGAGTAATCAACTAAACTTTGATAAATTAAATAATTATAATGTTAGATTAAGAAATATGTTAAACTATGAAGATTTATATGCAAACTATGGCGATCCAATTAAAACGTCAGCAGGAACTGTAAAGTTTCAACCAATAGGTAATATATTAATAAAGAAACAAGAAATTGATCCTGATGAAGTGTATACAATGGGTAAAACATTAGCTAGTTATGATCCTGTTGAGGATATTATATACTTATCAAGTGGAGATGCAGATAAAGTTAAATCTGCATTAATACATGAACTACAACATGCTATACAAAACAGAGAGGGTTTTGAAAATGGTGGTAGTATTCTAGGTATATTAAGAAAAAATGGCTCAGACTACATAGAAAGAAGAAAGACAAGTGTAAGAGTAAATGAGCAATTAGTAAATAAATTATTTGAAAAAATTGATTTAGCTGATGAATATATAAAAATGCAAGCTAATAGAATGTCACCAAGCGAAGCTAAATTATGGGTGCAGGAACAATCTGATCCAACATCTAGAATGATAATGTATACTTTTGCTAAACAAGAGTTTGATACTATGATTAAAAAGTTAGCTGACAGAGAATATCGGCAAGTAGAGAGTTTAGGTCTTGATAAAATATATTTAAAAGTAGATAGAAATGGTCTTACTGCTGATGCAAATTTTACACCTATGGAAGAGCTACTTGCTAATCATTTATCTAGTAATAAAGACTTTATTGAATTTATGAAAGTACAAACAGCGTTTTTGAGACCTGAACAAAAAAGATTAGATGAGTTATACAACATAGCAGAGAAAGCCTATGTAAACAAAGGTGGTGAGGCAGAGGCAAGATATGCACAACAACTAATAGAATATGAGAATCTTTTGCCTGATCCACAAATGTATTATAAAGCAGTAGAGGAATAAATATGACTAAGATAATGGACATGTCAAAGCTAATAGAGGCAGCTAAGAAAATGGGAATAAATGAAGAAGAGCTAAGAGCTTTATTACCTTTGATGCTTGAAGTTCAAGATGAAAAAACTAAGTCTGATTTAAAAACTATTAAAAAAGCTAAAGGTGGAGACATTGCAGAACAGATGGAAATGTTTCAAGATGGTGGTCTTAAAGATGAGGGTGGCACAAAAGACCCTGTGTCAGGAAACGATGTACCTCCGGGAGCTACACAAGAAGAAGTAAGAGATGATATACCTGCACAATTAAGTGAAGGAGAGTTTGTATTCCCTGCTGATGTTGTAAGATATATTGGTTTAGAAAAGTTAATGAAATTAAGACAAGACGCAAAAATGGGTCTCAAGGTTATGGAAGAAATGGGTCAGATGGGTAATGCAGATGAAGCAACAATACCTGATGATATACCTTTTAGTCTAATAGATATAGACATGGCAGAAGATGATGAAGAAGTAGAAGAGAGAGCACAAGGAGGGGTAATTAGGGCAGCAAATGGTTTTGCAGGTACAACAACCACTACAAATCCTGTGCAAAAAAGACAACCTAATGTTGCAGGAACACAGACAGGAATTAAACAACCTTATGTAGCACCTACTATACCATCTGCTACTGCAGCACCCGTAGGTGGATTTACATATAAATCGCCTGTAGATTCAACAAAAAGAGCAACTTATACAGGATTGTTTGGTGGAGATGAGTTAGGATTAGGACCTGATGAATACAGAACTTTTGTAAACGATGCAGGTGTAGAAATACAAATACCATTTAAAAATGGAGAGTTATTTACAGGATTTACAATACCTGAAGGATTTTCACAAAAAACAGAGGATACAACTGCAAAGCCTAAAACTGCTAGAGTTCAAACATCTAGAGTTCAATCTGTGTCTTCAGATGATGATAGACCTGATAAAACGCAGGGAGCAGTTGATTTAACAGGTGCTCCTTTATCCTACAAATCTTTATTTGGTATGGATAAACTAGACACTGCATTGAAGGGCATAGCTGTTAGTCAATTTAACTTATTTGATCCAAAGGCTGCTATTACAAGAGGAGTAACAAATCAAGTAGATATAAATAGCGTAAATTTAAGTATGCAAAAAGATTTACTAACAAATTATAAAAAAACTTCAGGGTTAGATGTAAACTTTAATTTAGTGGAATTACCTACAGTACAAAGAGATCAATTAGCCGATGGCATGAATCAATTATCTAATTCCGTTAAAAATGTTTTAACTGACTTTGAAGGAAAGGCAATTAGTATAAATGAACTAGTTACTAAAGCAAATGATTATGGTATTAATATAAATAGACAAGACCTTAATGAAAAAGGAACTAATATATTATCTAAAAAACAAGTTAATGAATTAGCTAAAAATGTTGTTAAGGCAGATTTTGAAAGAAAGAAAGAAAAAGAAGATATAAGACAACAGGTAGTGCGAACAGGTGAAGCTATATCAGATCAAGTACAAAAAGATAAAGGATTTGATTTTGGTGCAGGAATATCAGATGCACAAATAGATGACACCTCTGATAGATCAGGAAGTCAAGAGTCTTATGAATCGGAGGCTACAGGTTCTCAAGATTTTAGCCAAGATGCATTTGACGATCCTCTAATGAAACAAGGTGGACTCGCAAAGAAAAAAGTTAAACCTAAGAAGATGAAGCGAGGTGGATTAGCTTCTAAAAAATAATCCACGTACTAGCTACTTATCCCCCGAAAGATGGCTACGATAACCCTAGGAGTAAAAAATGGCAGAAGAAGCTAAAAAAATGGTGGTTGATGCAACACCTGAAAAAAAAGCATTCATGACTAAACGTTCTACTCATGAAGACAGAATTAAAAAAGATGAGGAAGAATTAAAAGAGCTTATGAAAGAAGCAAAAGGTGAATCTGAAGAGCCTACTGAAGAGAAGAAGGAAGAAGAAGAAGAACCGAAGAATGCTGAAGAAAGAACTTTTAAGAAGCGTTATGGTGATCTGCGAAGATATAGTCAAGAGAAAGAGAGAGACTTTCAAAAGCAGATAGACGAATTAAAAAGTCAACTAAGTCAAGCTACACAAAAAGAGATGAAGTTGCCTAAGTCAGATGAAGACATAGAGGCATGGGCAAAAGAATATCCTGATGTAGCTAAGATTGTAGAATCTATTGCAATGAAAAAAGCAAAAGAGCAATCTACAACTCTAGAAAAGAAGTTGAAAGAGATAAATGAGTTCAATGAAAAAACTGTAAAAGAAAGAGCAGAAGTTGAACTTATGAAGATACATCCTGATTTTGATACCATCAGAGATAGTGATGACTTTCACAATTGGGCAGAAGAACAACCACAGTGGGTGCAGAAAGCGTTATATGAAAATGACAATGATGCAAAATCAGCGGCAAGAGCCATTGACCTCTACAAGGCAGATAGAAATATCGGCAGAGAGGAGAAGGGCAAGAACAGTAAAAGTGCTGCTACACAAGTTAAGACAAAAGGTGAAAAGACTACACCTACTGTAGAAAGTAACAATAAGATATTAGAGTCGGAAGTTCAGAAGATGTCTGCAAAAGAATATGAAAAAAAGTCAGACATAATTATGGAAGCAATCCGATCAGGGAATTTTGTCTACGACATATCAGGCTCTGCTAGATAATCAGTTGACAAAATGTTGTTTATAGGTATAACTATAGATAACTAAAAATGTGACCTCTCCACGTGGACAACTCACATATAATCAAACACTTGGAAGCCTACCTTATAGTACGAGCCTATGTTTGACTAGCTATTAAACATACACCTCAGATACTATTAGCCGATGACGAGTAAATATAGCACATTCGTGCATTTGTTTTATTTTCAAAATGGAGATGAAAATGGCATTTAAAACTGCAGCAGGTTACGGAAATCTGCCTAATGGTAATTTCTCCCCAGTTATTTACTCTAAGCAGGTTCAGTTAGCCTTTAGGAAGAACTCCGTTGTTGAAAACATCACCAACTCAGATTACTTTGGTGAGAT